ATTAATAATAATTTATGTCAAAAGAGAATAGATATTTTGATGAATAACAATGAGAAATATAATGATAAAAATGGAACTATTAATTTAAAGTTAGACGATGAATATATTATAAATCCAAACTTTTGTGATATGAATTTGTCATCTAGTGGTAATGTTAAAAATATGAGAAAAATGGTTGGTATACCTGAATTGCGAACATTATATAATGATGTATATGATTATGATACTGGTTCATTTAAAAATATGTCACCACAAATGGAAGAAGAATATAATAAAGATTTAATTACTTTTTATAAAGCATTTACAGGAGAAAGTAAATTTCCAGTTGATCCTGAAACGCAACAATCTGCTATAAAATCATTTAGAGATATTAAATTAAGAAATTATTCTTCATTAAGTGGATGTAAAAATGGAAATTATAAGCAAGAATTTACTGGAAATTTACGCGATTCTTTATTCATTAAATATGCTAATAATATTAAAGATATTATACAAACAACAGAAGCAAATCAAAATTCTTTAATTGAAATATTAGACCAGGTTTTTTCTGTAACAAAAAATAAAGAAACTGGCGATGAAATATTTACAATAAATCCTTCTCTCAATCAAACTAAATTAAATGCTTTAGTAAAAGATGCGAAAAATAAAATTATGAACTTATATATTAATTGTGAAAAACAATTTAGTGAAGGTATAAATATATATGAGGCAATAGTAAAACAAAAAATTTTATCAACAACACAAGCACAAATAAATAGTTTAAATAAAGAGCTTGAAAAAAATAATTTAGGAGAAGTTCAAGAACATCAACCTCAACCTCAACCAGAAGTTCAAGAACCTCAACCAGAACCTCAACCAGAAGTTCAAGAAGCACAACCACAACCTCAACCTCAACCAGAAGTTCAAGAAGCACAACCACAACCTCAACCTCAACCAGAAGTTCAAGAAGCACAACCAGAACCTCAACCAGAAGTTCAAGAAGCACAACCTCAACCTCAACCAGAAGTTCAAGAAGCACAACCAGAACCTCAACCAGAAGTTCAAGAAGCACAACCTCAACCTCAACCAGAACCTCAACCAGAAGTTCAAGAACCTCAAACAGAAGTTCAAGAACTACAAAAAAAAGGAGGTAAAAGAAGAACAAAAAAAAATAAAAAAAATAAAAAGAAAAAACAATCAAAGAAAAAATAATTTTCTTTTTATAATATATACAATGTTGAAAACAAGAGCTGTTCACAGAAAATCATCGTCTGCTAGACGTTCATACAGACGTAGAGTTAAATCGTCGAAATGTCGCGGTCTAAAACCCGGAATGTGTCTTGCTAAAGAAGGATGCAAATTTTCGCGTGGCAAAAAAAGATCATTCTGTCGCAAAGCAAAATCTACCCGCCGTAGATAGATAAATAATATATTATTTAGGATTATAATATATTATTCATATGGTTATTTTATATAGAATTAAATTAATTCATTTTGTGGTGCTTTTTTTTCAGCAAGTTCTATATTTTCTTCAGAAACTATTTCTGCCTTTGTAGATGATATATAATTTTCACAATAAATATTATTATTATTCCATTTACAAATAACTAAATTATTATAATAATTATCGATTAAATGATCAAGGGGATTAAAATAATAAAATAGATTGGATTTATCATTATGTTCATTATATTTTGTATAATTCATTAAATTATTTTTGTTAATAAGAATACAATTACCAACATGATAAAAATATAAATATGGAACTGATGTCACAATATCTTTTTGGTTAACAAATCTGAAATGTCTTAAATTTTTCTTTTTATTGAAATCTTCAGCCCATTCTTTATTACCAACTCGAGGACTAGCAAACGTAATAAGAGTAATATTTTTATCTATAATATCAGAAATAAGATAACCAAATAAAGTAGTAAGACCAGCTCCTAAACTATGACCTGTTATATATAAATCATAATCGGGATGTTCTTGTATTAATTTTTTCAAATCTTCTTGTAAATTATTAAATAAGTTTTCTTTGAATAAAGATTTATAAAAACCAAGATGAACATAAATATTTTCACTAATTTCTTTTTTACATATCATGAAATCATGTATCCAATCAATTAATTGATTAGAACCTCTAAATATAAAAGAAATGCGTTTTTGTTTATGACTGACAGTTATACCAACTTGTGAACCACTTTGTAAATCATAAAATTTGTATAATTCACAATTAGGAGATTTTTCAAGAATATTCTTTAATAATTCTTTGCGTTTTATATCAACTTTTAAATGTTCAATATTAAGATTTTTTAAATCATATTTATTATTTTTTGTAGATTCTGATTTAATATCAATATTAAAATTATAGACAAGTGATGATAAACTTAACATATCTAAGACTAAATCATAATCGATTAATTTGTCTTTATTAAAATCTTTTTTTTCTTCTTGTGACATTATTTTATATTAGTATATAAAAAAATATAAATAATAATATAAAATTTAATAATTCAAAAATTTTTTTAAATTTTCATTCATTAAACTTTTGGCTCCGCCTTGAAAATGTATATTCATTAAAACAAGGAATTGTTTGTTTATTTTATCATAAAGATAATTATCTTCTCCATTTGATGATTTTTGAATTTTAATAATATTATTTATTAATTCATATTGTTCCTTACTATCTGGACCTTCTCCATTATTTATATTATTCATAAAAACAATTTTTTTATTATTTATAACTTTATTTTCCATTAAATTTTCTACATCTATAATTTTTTCTTGATTTAGTAAGTAATATAATGTCATATCACATATACCACCATTTACAAAATTATTATTCTTAGTGTGATAATTAATTTTTTCTTTGATAAGATGTAATTTGCTTTTATTAATATATATATCTTCGTATAATTTTTCAAACTCCAATACAAATTTTTTATCTAACAAACCAGTATGAATACTATTAGACATTCTATTTTTATGCCAATTTTTATTACATACATATGCATTATCTTTTGAAAATACATAATCGTTAATATTTTTTAATAAAATATTATCGCTATCTATATGAAATATCTTATCAAAATTATATTCATTCATAAATAATTTTAAAATAAAAACTCTTTTAAAACATAAAAATTCAAATGATTTTGAGTTTGATGAATAATTTATAAAATTATTTGCATATTGTATTATTTGTAAATTATTATTATATTTATCTATATTAACAAATGTTACATTTTTTATATTACCGAGATGTTCCACTGATTTATCTCCAATTAAATAAATTTTATTATTTTTTCCGGTTATTTCAAGATTAATTTTTAAATATTCTTTATATCCTTCATGAATTATCAATACAGGAATCATATAGTTTTTATTATAAAATATTATTTAAGTTATCATTATAATATTTTATATTTTTGAAATATGATTAAGGAATAATTAATTTAAATAAAATGATATATAAATAAATATTATGAATTTTACGGTAATATCGCCTTTTAAAAATTATACACCGACACATTTTACATTTATTAATTTTTATAAAAGTATATGGGATGTAAAAAATTTTATTTTTATAATTGGTTATAATACACCACAAGATAAAGAATTTATACTAAAAAATTATATTACAAATTATAGTTTAAAAAAAAATATTTCTTGTAATAATTATAATTTTTTAAATAATGTTGAATTATATTATAAAAATGAAGATAATGTTTCTTATACATTTTTTCTATATAAAACAATAAATGATAATAATCAAATGAATAACTGGCATATAATAAAAAATTTTTTTTATTCTTTGATACTTTCAAATGCTAATAAAAATTTTTATTATATATCAGTAGATGATGATGAATTTATTTATTCTAAAGATATTTCTTCATTAAAAAATAAGATAAAAGATAATAAAATTTTAAGATTTCATTTTGTTGAAAGTTATCCAGGTAATACATATAAAGATATAAAATGGTGTTTACAAGCTTGGTATAGTCATAGATGTAGTGTTGATGATAAAAAAAGATATAATTGTGGTGCATGTAAAACATATATTTTTAATTTAAATTGTAAAACTAATCATAATTTAAATCTTGGTTTTTGGTATCATTCTGGAGATTCTTTATTAGAAAATTCAGAATGTTATAAAATAAAAAATGGAAATTATAATATTTTAGAATTTGATGATTTATGTTATCATGTAACAGGTTTAACTATTAAAAATTTAAAATATACAAAATTTTTTAATAGATATATAACAGATATAAATAATGCTAAGGATGGTAAGGATGGAAATTATGTAAATTTTGATAAATATTATAATGATATACCAAATCATTACAAAATTTTTACTGATGATACTATATTAAAATATATTGATAATAGAGATATAGAATTACTTAGAGAATAATTCAAAAGTTATATTAAAGTTATCATTTTTTAATATTTTATATCCAAAAGATTCTAATCTTTTACCAATTTTTTCTGTTTTTTTATTAAAATCTTTATTTTTTAATAATAAATCAAATTCAATACATAAATATTTTGGTAATATATTATCATCTAACATTTTATCTAAAACATCACATTCAGAACCCTCTATATCTAATTTTAACAAATCAATATTATTATGATTTAATTCATTCATTATATTTTTAATAGTATCAACTTTAACTATATCATAATTATTACCAAACATATTATTTTCCAGTGATTGTGAGACATAGTTTGGATTATCTTGTTTATAAAATTTAAGCAAATCTTTTTTATTATATAAACCCATATCTAAAAATATAATTTTATTGAAATTGATATTTAAATTTTTTATATTTTGTATATAATCTTTTTGAATATTACCTGTAAATTTAAAATTATTATCTTTGTAAAATAATTTTACTTCTTCATAATGTTTAATAGCTTTTTTTGTGGGATCAATAATAACTATCCAACAATTATATTTATCTTGTAATTTTAAATCAAAGGATATATCCTCTCCAGCCCCACCCAAATATACTATCGAATTTTCATTTAAAGAAATATTTTTTGGTATCCACCATCCTCCATAATCAGTTCCTAATTTTTCCATAATATATTTAATAATTTACAATATTTAAATATTATATATGTTAAATACTTATATTTATGACTTATTCTTGTAAATTTATATTTAATAATAACGATTTAGAACTCTCTCAACAAGTAAAAAATTTATTACAATTTCTCTCTTTAAATCAAGTAAATAATTATTATTTTGACGGTAATCTTTATTCAAAAAAACCAATACATTTTAAAAATGCTTCTCACGATGATAGTAATAAATATAAAGAATATATGTTAAAAATCGTAGAAGATTTTATAAAAATTAATAATCAATCAAAGAAAATTTATAAGAATTATGAGAGAATAAATTCACTAGAAATGCTTCCAGATTTAAATGAAGATAATAAGGAAAATTTATTTTTTATTAAAGAATGGAGTGAAGTTATAATAAATAATTTTGATGATGAAGAGAGAAAAAAATATAATGAGAATGTTGAAAAATATAAAAAATTATTTTTACATGATAATTACTTGAACATTCTCTCTAATAAAGATAAAAAAATTGTGAATAAATTATTTGAAAATTTAATTAATAAAGAAAGTATTAAAGAAAATATTAAAACTAATGAAACTAAAATTGTAGAAACAAAAATAGATAATAATATTCAAGAGAGAAAAGTAGTTGAAGAAAATATATTATATGAAGCACCTGATAGTTTTTGTTTTATATCAACACAAAATGCTTCATTTGAAGCGATAGGGATGCTTCTCTCATTATCTTTATATCATCCGAATGCTTTAGTTTATGGATTAGTGGATAGCAAAACAAAAGAAGATATAGAAAATAGCACTCCAAAGATTAGATTAAATTTAAAATTATTTACAACATTAGATAAATATTCTAATAAAGATAGACAAGAAATGGAAAAAGAAAATATA